TCGGTCGGACTTTCCACGTGAATAATCATCTTGCGACCACGGAACTCCTCACTGCAGTTCTCGATATAATCAGAGAGTGCAGTCAGAGTGGATGCCGTTACCGGCTCCGCATAATCCGCTGCATCATAACGCTTCAAGCTGCCATAACCGCTGCGTGCATAAGTCTTTCCAGCAATCTCAACCACCTCGGTCTTAACTGCGCCGTTTCCAAGTTCCACTACATAGCCTAACGCTTCTTTTAATCCTTCTAACATATTTGTTCTCCTTTACATTTGTCTTAAATCAATAGGTGCCTGCTGCTTTGGCGCTTCCGTCTCATAGATTTCACCCGTTTCCGGATCAAATGCCTGTACCGGTGGAGCTGGTGGGACAACCTCGGCTTTTACCGGAATCATGCTGCCCTGTACGGAAACTGCCTGGCTTGCATCATCGATCTCACTCATCTGTACCGTACCGGTCCGGGCATCCTTGCCGATCAGCATCATAGTCTCATCGGCAATCGGCGGAGCCAGGCTGA